GCGTGGGACAAGTATCGCCACCCACGTTAAAGAAGGGAACTTCAGACAAGTGGCTTACATATCTTAGTCGAGGATATAGAGCGTAGGAAAGAACGAAACATTCAGAACTACCGGAGCAATTAAAATACGAGACATACATTTTAGGTCAGCAGATGAAACGCTGATTCGGTTATACGGAAAGCTTAGTATATGAAGAGAGACACAATAGCCAACATTAGTTGGCAGTCACGGTTCGGTGTGACGTGATACGGTTCTGATTGAACAGTCGGAAATATGATCGATAGGTTGAGTAATCGAGGGGCAAGTTACTGCGAAGGTAGCGAGAGAGAAGACGGATTCATTACGAGTCCGTTTCTTTGTGGGTATTTCAACGAGTACCCACAAAGAAGCGAAGTGCTTCAATTAATTATTTAGGAGATAGTCAATATGAAAAAAGAGAAAGTAGTTGTTTCAAGAATTTTTGAATACGGAAAAATCCTTGAGAATAGATTTAAAGATGCTTTGTTTGCTGTAGACGGTTCGGTTGTCAGACAAGTTGAAGTTGACAGATGCAGAGCAGAGATTGCTACCTATAACAAAATGGTAGATTTGCTTCAAGGTAATCCAATAAACAAATATGACACTAGACCGGACAGTTATTTTGTCAACGCTAAAGTGAAAGATTTAAGACCAATAAATACAGAGTTGTTGATTGATGCTGTCGCACAGTCGGCAGAAGATCATAAAAGAACAATGGCATTCTTTGATGCCATTAATAAGGAGGTGAAGATTAGCGGAAAAGTTATTGCAGAGAGAATGAAAGGCAATATAACTATGGAGCCTTTTGCAAAAAGAGTCGCCTGTTTGGAAAACGTAACAAGGGATGATTTAG